GAGAGAAGAGGCTCGCCGAAGTAGTCGGTGCCGTCCGAGGTGTCGACGAACCACTCGCCCTTCCACATGTTGAGGCGCGTCTGGATGGCCTGCCCCACGCACTCTGGCGAGTTCGCGAGCCACGGCTGGCCGGTGGTGTAGTCCCCGTTGGCGTCTAGCGGTCGGTATCTCATGATCCTGCCGTCGGAGCCGTGTTGAGGGCGGGGTGCCCGTGCGTGGTGAGGTGCACGGCCGTGCCGCCCGTGCCTGCCACCACCTGCGTCTTGCCGGTGATCGTCGCCGGCGAGATGACGTTGCCGCTGGAGTCGACCGTCATCCCGTTCACGGTGAAGCCGCCAGGCGCCACGATGTTGACCTTCTTGGCCGCGGGGTCGAGCTCCATGTAGCACGTGCCGTCGTCGGTGGTGATCCGCGCGGTGGTGGGCGAGGCGTTGAAGAAGCGCGGCTTCGAGCGGAGCCCGACGATGGCGAAGCCGTCGGAGAGGTCGTGCGCGCGGATGTCGAGCGGCACCTGCACGCCGCCCAGCTGCCACCACTGGTCGATGCACGCGTCAGCGATCGCGAGGAAGCACTCGTCGCCCTTCTGTATGGGGGCGGTGAACGAGACGCCGCCGCCGCCAACGATGACCACTGGGCAGTCCTGGCACACCGGCAACTTGACCCACTGGTACGTGCCGTCCCAGTTGCGGATGCGCGCCTTGCGCGCCGGCTGCACGTCAACAGTCATGCCGTTGTCCTTGACCTTCTGCACGATCCCGGGCATGCCGCAGAACAGCTCCGACGCGAACGCGTCCAGCGCCGCGCGCAGCGTCTCCTCTGGATCGTAGACCCTCTCGCGCCTGTCCATCAGTACCTCTTGATCGCGCCTGACGGGGCGATGGCAGAGAGCTCGGCCTGCCCCTTTGGCACCGTCGCGTCGACGGCGAGGCACGTGAGCTCGGTCAGCCACTCGTCACCGCGCGAGTCGCCAAAGTGGTCGGCGCGCATGACGTAGTAGAGCCCGTCTGCGTTCAGCTTGGTGACCGACTCTGCCAGCAGCCTGTTGGTGGCGATAGACTGCAGGTCAGTGCTGTACGCGTACTGGTTGACGGTAGAGTCAAGCCTCACCAGCTGCCCTATCTTCACCTGCGGGTTCATGAGCACCGACATCTCGAGCCCGTTCTGCGTCTGCTCTGGCACGCCGAGCAGTCCGGTGAACGGCGTTATGAGCACTGGCGCACCAGGGATGTACGACGTCTGCGGGATGAGCACCAGCTTGCCGTCCTGGATTGACCACACGCAGTCGTTGGTCGCGGCGAAGCGCCGCAGCGCCTTGCGCGCCATGCCGAAGTACACCGTGCCGCGCGGGCGTCCAGACGACGAGAGCCGCGGCGCGTATCCCTGCTGTATGACGCCCTGGCCAGACGTCTCGGCCTGCGGCAGCGCTGCGGCCGTGATCTGTATCTGCCCGAGGATGCTGTTGAGCTCCTGCGCTGGCGTGGAGCCAGCCCCGAGCGACAGCGCGACGGTCGAGAAGTTGTACGCCTCGTCGCCGTCGGCGGCGGTCACGTCCACGTACGTGTCGAGCTGGCTCTCGCGGCCGCGGCGCACCTGCTTGATGGTGCCGGTGAACACGATGCCGAGCGGGCCGTCACCGTAACCGACCTGGATGGCGATGCGGGTGAACTCGCGCTGGACCTGCTGGGCGGTCTTGGAGTTCAGGTTGTACACGCGCACGGTCGCGGTGTTTGGCGTCTGCGTGTCGCCGCGCCTGATGGTGAAGACGCACCGGAACTCTGACAGGTCGAGGCCTGCGCCGCCGGCGGTGGCGACCACCATGCTCAACTTGCGGAGGTACAGCAGGCTCACGGCGTCACCCAGTAGAGTAGCCCGTCGGTGCCGAGGTTCTCGAACGTCGGCACGGCGTCCGGGTCTGATGTGGTCTGGACGTAGAGGCCGCCGCCGAAGCCGAGGTGCCGGTACTGCGCCAGGAGGTCGCAGCCGGTGACCATCGGCATGCCGCTGATGATGGGGTTGCCGGCGTCGTCGGCGATGTCTATCACCCAGCCGCCGTCCTGCACGTTGAGGTAGCGCACGGTGAGCTGGTACTCGGCGCCGCCCAGCGTCGCGGTGAACTGCTGCGGCGTGCCGGCGTCGAGCGGTATCTCGTAGACGGTGGCCATCAGGCGTTCCCAGTCCAACTCGACGGCGGCAGCGCGCCGGCCGGTGTCGGGTTGCCACTCAGCAGCTGCTTGGCGCCGCCGTGCACCGTCTGCGCGGTGGACGCCGGGCTCGCCTGGTTCTCCACCGACGGCAGCTGCGACGACGAGGTGTCGGCGAGTATCACGTGCTTGAGCGACGCCTCCACCATGAGCACCTGCGACGTCTCCTGGTCGCGGCGCACGCGCAGCGATCGGATGAGCATGTTGCCGTAGTTCCTGAGGCTGGTGCTCACCGCGAGCGGCTGGCGCGACTCCTGCAGCTGCAGCAGCTTCGCGTACACGCCCCCGACGTAATCCGAGGCTACGACGGCGCCGCCGGAGAAGAGCCCGGCGACCGCGCCCGCGAGCGCGCCCAGCGACGAGTTCGACCACCCGCAGCGGAGCACGGCCTCCATGGGCCTCTTGAACGAGTGGTCCGTCAGGTTGGCGCCGACCTGCACCGGGTTCTCTGTAATCTCGAGCTCGTCCTCGTACTCCTCGTCGATCGTCACCTGCACGACGATCCCGCCGATGACGGACTGCGACGGCAGCGAGAGGCCGCCGACCGACGACAGGACGCTCGCGGAGCTGCTCGCGATGCCGGTCCCGCCGGCCAAGACCTGCAGTACGCCGATGCTCACTGCGGCGCCCCGGCTAGGTTGCGTGCGATGTCCGCGTTGACGTGCCTCTGCTGGCGGGCGGCCTCCTTGCCTGCGGCGAGCGGGCCAGAGACGCCGTGCACGTGGATGTCGGTCTTCTGCTCGATCTTGACCGCGCGGGCGGCGCGGCGGTCGGCCTCGGCGGCGCCGCCGGCCGGGCGCTCGAGGCCGAGCGACATCACCTTGGCGACGTTGCCCGCGCGGGTCTGCTTGCGCATGGCGGCGCCGACGGCGCGGTCGGGCCCCTTGGAGAGGTCCCACAGCAGGAAGTTCAGCTGCTGCAGGAAGTCGGCGTCGTGGATGTCCATGCCGCCAGAGTACTTCTTGAACAGGTCCCAGAAAGGCTTGTGCATCTGGGCGATGCCGTACGCCTTGCCGTGGTCGCCCACCTTCGTCGGGTCTAGTCCCGGGCTCTCCGTCTCGAGGTTGGCGAGGATGCCGGCGATCTGCGCGGGCGTCCACCCCATGGACGCCATGAGGTCCTGCGCCTGCCGCTCGCGCGGGTATATCTTGTCGATCACCACCTCGAGGGCGCGCGACATCTCCTGGAGGTAGCCGCGCTGGCCGCCCATTTCCTTCCGCATGCCGGCCGAGTCCTTGTAGAGCTCGTAGCCGCCCACGGCGGCGCCTGCCGCGGCGCCGACCCACCCGAGCCTGCGCAGCAGCACGAAGAGCGAGCCGCCCGTGGCGGCGCCCGCGGCGGCGTCTGCGCCGGCGATCTTGAGCGCCAGCTTGCCGAACGCGCCGCCCAGCGCGAGCACGCCGCCGATGATGGACGTCGCGCCGGTGGCCTTGAGCACCAGTCCCAGCGCGAGGAGCTTCGTGCTCCACCCGTCGGTGTCCTTGTCGAGGTCCGCCAGCACGCCGGCGAGCCACTCCCCGGCGTCGACTATCTTGGACAGGTCGCCGACCAACTCCTTCGCGATGCGCGGCCCGTTGCTCTCGACCCACTTCTCGATGCCCTTGAGACTGTACCCGAGCTTGTTCTGCAGCGCGTCGACCGCCCGCGCGCCGAACCCCTCGAGGGTGAGTTCGAGGCCGCGCAGCTCTGTCATGAACTTGTGGGCGTCGGCGGTGGCCTTGGCGAAGTCGCCGGCGTCGCGCTGCGCCTTGGAGTACGCCTGCCCGAAGCCAGGCTGTCGCATCGCGAGCAGCGTCAGCTCGGAGATGCCGAGCTGGTCGGCGAACTGCTTCGCGGCGAAGTACCCCTGGTTGCCCGCGAACTGTCCGGACGAGAACTTCTTGGACAGCTGCATCATCGCGTCCACCGCGTCGACGGTGCCGTCCTTCGCCCTGTGCAGGTGCACGCCGAGGCCCTGCAGGAGCCCGACGTTGCCGGGGTTGTCGCGGAGCGCTGCGGCGAGTCCCTCGACGGACGACCGCGCCTCCTCGGCTGACGCGCCGAAATTCTGCGCCGCCAGGTCGAACGCCTTGAGGTTGGTGGCGGACGACCCGACGCGCTTGGACGAGAAGTAGAGCTGCTCGAGGTTCGACGCGAACTTCGCGACGCCGAACACCACCGCACCGGCGGTGGCCTCCACCGCGGTGGCCAGCTTCACGACGCCCTTCGTGGCCTCGCCGATGCCGCCGGTGAAGTCGCGGAACCCCTTCTCGTCGACCTTGAAGCCGAGCGAGACGAGGAACTCGCGGATGACGTCTGTCCCGGCCACGCTACTTTGTCTCCGACAGGATGCGCCGCGCCAGCGCCTCGTTGTCGTGCTCGACCGCGATGGCGTCGTTCATGCGCGCGAGGTCCTCGAGGTCGAGCGACCCGTCCTTGAGACTCTCATACTTGCACATGCCCCTGACCACCGGCCGCATCACCCAGTCCTCCTGCGTTGGCATCTCGTACCACGTCACGCCCGCGAGCCTGCTGTCCCGCTCCCGAGGCTCGTAAGGAGTCCAGCGAAAAAACCGCCGAGGTTCTCCTTCAGCACGCGGGCGACGACGGGCAGCAGCTTGCCGAGGTCGTTCAGCTCGAGGTCGACGCAGCGCCGCGAGCGCGGCTCCCACAGCTCCATCCACGTGCCGGGCGCGGTCTCCAGCTTGACGGTGGCGAGGCACGCGCCCACCACGTAGTCGAATGCCTCGTCTGACAGCTGCGACAGCGCGCCGACCACCGGGTCGAACACCGCGGGGTCCGACAGCGCGGCGACGGCGAACGCCTCGCCGGCGCCCTCCGCCACCTTGCCGTCGGCGTCGCGCGGCAGCTTCGCCACGATGCCGCGCACCATGCCGGCCAGCGGGCCCGCGAGCGGGAGCACGCGCCGCAGCACGTGCCCCTGCTCGAGGGCGCCCATCTTGTCGAAGCGGAACTTGCGCCCGCCGGACTCGAACTCGGTGGCCACGGACTAGTACGTCCCGAGCACGGAGTCGAACTTGCCGCAGTCGAGCTCCCACTCAACGAGGCCGCCCTCCTTGGCGTACTGCAGGTCCGGCTTCTTCTTGAAGGCGACCTGCTGCGCGACGGAGAGGTCGCCGGCGCCCGCCTGGTTGCAGGTGATGACGTTCTGGCCGTGCAGCGCGGCGTTCGCCGTCTGCGCATTGTACATCGCCTGCAGGATGGCGTTGGTCGGCGACGTCTTGAGCAGGCGGATGACCGCCCGCGCCGACTTCTCGGCGTGCAGCGAGTGCATCACGTTACCGTCGGAGCCGGTCGTCATCGTGTTCTTGTCACCGGTCATGGTGAACTGGATTCCCTCGTCTGCCACCTGCGCCCCGTAGCCAAGGTCGACGGAGCCCGTCGGGCCCGTCAGGTGGCACGCGACGTCCATGAATGAGTATGCGGTCATGTCTGCGGCTGCCTCTGTGTTAGCGGTTGACGTTCACCAGGACGTTCGCGAAGTGCACCGCCCCGGCGAGCTTGATGGCGCACTGGATAGCCGGCGCCTTGCGGGCCTGCCGGTCAGCGGCGGACTGCTGCGACAGCGGCGTCTGGTAGACGTAGAAGCCGGTGGTGAGCGTGTCGCCGGTGTCGAGCGCGCCGACCGGCGGCCCGGTCCAGACGCCGGGGGCGACGAAGCCGCACGCCACGGCCTGCGTGAGCGCCTGGTTGATGACGTTCACTATGGCGGTCATGCCAGCCTGCGTCTGCGGCACCTTGGTGTTCGTGGTGTACAGGTAGTTGAACACCGCCGTCTGCAGGTAGTTCTGCAGCCAGTCGACCCCCTGCATCTCGTCGATGAAGTAGCCGTTGGCCATCGTGCCCTGCTGCAGGATCGTCGCGCCGTTGTCGTAGCCGGCGAGGACGTTGCAGTTCTTGGAGTTGAGCGCGGCGGCCTGTGACTCCGTGAGCGCCTCCGCCGCCACGCCGGGCTCCTGCTTGAACTTGAGCGTGATGGCGGTGTCCGACGCGGTGAAGTCGACCGTGGCCATGCGGCCGAGGATCGACGCCGCGGCGTACTGCGACGACGAGGAGTACTGGCAGAACGTGCGGCTGTAGTTGCCCGCCTGGAGCAGCGCCGCGAGGTCGGTGCTCGAGGTGGTGAGCATCGCCGCCGCCTCCTGCGTGGTGCAGCCGAAGAGGCGGCTCACGCTGATGGCCTCGATGACGCCGGCGACCTTCACGTACTCGGCGTCGGTCACGGCCGCGGCGGCCGCCACGCTGAGCCCGTACCAGTTGGTGGAGAGGCCTGCGAGCAGCGCCACCGCGGCGTCTAGCGTCTCGGCGAGCATGCCGGGGACCGAGTAGCCTCCGCTGGCGGCGGCCGTGAGGCCGAGCAGCCCGGACACGTCGGTGCCGGCGCCGGCGGTGGCGAACGGCACGACAGAGGCAGCGCCGGTGCTCGCCGACTTCACCTCGAAGCGCGAGTACGCGGAGTCCCAGGAGACGGTGGCCGCGCCGCCCAGGGCGGTCTGCACCACCTGCGCCACGCCGTTCAGCGTGGTCTGCGCAGAGAAGTTGAGGTTGGCGAGGTTGTAGGCGGTCCCGTCCACGACCAGGTCTACGCCGCCGGCGGCGACGGCGGTGAAGTTTCCGATCGCCTGCTGCGCGGCGCTGAGCGGGCTGCCGATCAGCAGCCCGTGCGTGTTCGCGGACGCCCACCGGCCGACGTAGACCTGCGCCGGCGTCGGGTTCTGGCCGAAGTAGAGCTTGGCGGCGGCGGCCTCCGGCGCTGCCGAGCCGAGGTCCGCCGCCAACGCGTCGTACGACCCGTAGAGCCGGAGGCGCTCCTGCACGTTCACGACCTGCGAGTCGCCGAGGATGAGGTTGATACCGAAGTTGCGCTCTGGCGCCGCCACGGGGGCCATCGCGATGGCTACCGACACGACGTCGCTGACTGAGAGGCCTAGCATGTGTTTCACTCCGCCTGTTGCTGTTCCACGCTGACCCACTCGTCAACGTGCGTGTCGTCGAATACGTGGACGTCGGCGGTCTCCAGGTTCCTGACCGCGTACGACCGCTGCACCTTCCGCCTGAACTCGAGCGCCACGTCGTAGCGCACCCGCCACTGCTGGTTCACGAGCTCCGGCGCCTTCTTCGCCTCGCGGCTGCCGCCGACGTAGACCACGCCCTGCGCCCTGAGCGCCTCGCAGTTCTGCGGCACCGCGAGCCCCGAGACGAGGAGCCCGGAGTTGGCCTTGGCGCTCGGCCCGTAGAAGCTGACGAGGCAGTCCAGCTCCTCGAACTCCGTCACGAGGTCGGTCGCCGGGTCCGCGACGCCCGCCGTGGGCTGGTGCTGGATGGCCGGCGCCGAGGTGCCCGCGGCGGTGATGCCGAACGCGCACCAGTCCGCCGACACATCCGGCTCCTTGGGCACAACCGCAGGCCACCTGGGCCTGACGAGGCTGCCCGCCATGCCGGTGACGCCGGCGATGGCGCCCTGCACCGCCGCGTCGAGCGCCGCGTCCTCGAGGAGCGGGCCGATCGGCGTCGCCAGCAGGTAGCCTCCAGTTGACGAGTCGGCGCCTGCCATCACGCGCCACCGCCCAGCGGCACGAGCTCGCACGACGCCTCGACGAAGCCCTCGCCGTACCGCGAGTAGTCCATGACTGACTTCACGGTGTAGCGGCTGCCGGCGAATCGCACGACGTCCGCGCCGTCGCCCGACTCGTCGCCGACGGTGAGCCTGAACGGCGTCACCACGTTGATGCTGCCCTCCACGCGGTCGCCCTCGGCCTCGCGCACGAGCACGTCGCCCGAGTCGTTGGTCACCACCGCGGTGAACGGCACGAGCCGCGGCGCGGCGGTCGCCACGCCGGCGCCCGAGACGGACGGCGCCGCGCGCTCGCACACGCAGTTGTTCTGGTCCACGAAGTCCGGGTCCGAGAACACCTCGTTGACGTCCAGCTCAGGCACAGCGCTACCTCAGCACGCGCGCGGCGCGCATGGCGTGGTAGTTGCGCACGCGCCGCACCACCCACGTGATGGACTTCAGCAGCTGCAGCGTGTTCATGAGCGGGCGCACGCCCGACCCGCGCTCGGCCGCCGCGGGGTCGGCGCCGTACTTGACGAGCGCCAGGTACAGGCTCTCCGACTCGCGCCGCGACTTCGTCTGCCGCGCGTACTTGCGGCCGCGCACGGAGGCCGGCTTGAGCGGCGGCGGGATGCCCGCCTGTATCTCCCGCTGCGCCGACGTCGACGCGACCACGCCTGCCTGGTCCAGTGCCTTGTCGGCCTCCTGGTAGTTGCCTGCCAGGGCCGCAGTCGCCGCGCGCCGCAGTATCGCGACCACGCCGGGCCGCGCCTTCTTGACCCCCGGCACGAGGAACGGGCGGGCGGGGATGCCCGCGGCCGGCGCGCCCATCTCGTGGATGTAGCCGAGCGCCGCGTTGGTGATTGGCTGCCCCTCGTCGTCGTGCCGCGACGTGCTGCTGTCCGGGATGCCGACGAGCACCTCCTGGCCGACGAGGTGCGCGATCGCCTCGAGCACCTGCGGCACGCTGTCCTTGGTCACCTTCATGGTTGGCTGCGCCTGCGTCACAGCTGCAGCCCCCACGTGACCGCCTGGTCGTAGTCGGTCGACTGCACGCCGAGCTGCACGCCGCCGGCGCCCGCCATGCGGGCCCATGTGAGCAGCTCGACACCGTACGACGTCGAGTTCCAGAACGGACTGTCGTCGACCGTCACGGCCTTGGTGTCCCGCGCCACCGTCACCTTGTCCACGGTCTTGGACGAGATGGGCCCTGTGACCTCGCCCGGCGTGCCGCCGGCCGCGGCCCGCTTGTTGTTGCGGACCATGACGGTGAGGAAGTGCGCGACGAACAGTCCGGTGCACCAGTCGTACATGTCGCCCCAGCGCGTGCTCCCGAGGCAGACGGAGCCGCCCATGGAGTTCGCCGCCAAGGCGAACAGGTACGTCAGCCGCACGTCGCTCGAGACCGCGGGGTCGTCGAACTCGGAGAACAGCTGCCTGAACGTCTGATTGTCCACCGCGCCCCCGCCCCTACCGATTCTTGGCGGTGGCGCCGCCCACGCCAGAGCCCTGGTTGACTCGCAGCTGGTTCACCGGCGTGTTGAGCTCCTTGTCAGTGGCCTTCGCGCCGGCCTGCACGACCGCCGCGTTGCCCTGCGAGCGGGCGAACGCCTGCTCTGCCTGCGCGAGCGCGCGGTCGGCGTCCTCGCGCTGCTTCTTCGCCTTCGCCCGCGCGTCGGCGGCGCGCTGCTTGGCCTGCTCCGGCCGCTCGATGCAGCC